CTGGCTGCCGGGATCATGATGACGGCGCTGTTACTGAACTGGCGGCAGGCGGCGGGCTACACCATTCTGGCCCCGACTGTGGAGGTGGCGGCTAACGCCTTTAATCCTGCGCGGGATATGGTCAGACGTGACGATGATCTGGATGACCTCTGCCAGGTACAGACACATATCCGGACCATCACCCACAGGGTGACGGACACTACCCTTAAGGTGGTGGCAGCCGATCCGAATACGGTGTCCGGTATCAAGTCCGTGGGGACACTGATTGATGAACTGTGGCTGTTTGGCAAGCAGTACAAAGCGGAAGACATGTTACGTGAAGCCATCGGCGGGCTTGCCTCCCGTCCGGAAGGATTTGTGGTGTACACAACCACCCAGTCGAATGAGCCGCCAGCCGGGGTGTTCAGACAGAAACTGCAGTACGCCCGGGATGTCCGTGACGGCAAAATTCATGATCCGCACTTTCTGCCGGTGATATTTGAGCATCCGCCGGAGATGGTGGAGCGCGGTGAGCACCTGCTGATGGAAAACCTCGCCATGGTCAATCCGAATCTCGGTTATTCGGTGGATGAGGCTTTTCTGTACCGGGAGTACCGTAAAGCCCGGGAGGCTGGTGAGGAAGCATTTCGTGGCTTCATGTCAAAACATGCCAATGTGGAAATTGGTCTTGCCCTGCGTTCTGACCGCTGGACGGGTGCGGATTTCTGGGAGCAGCAGGGCAGGCGCGTCAGCCTGGACGATATCCTGCAGCGCGCTGATGTGGTGACGGTGGGGATTGACGGCGGGGGCCTGGATGATCTGCTGGGAATGTACGTGATTGGCCGTGACAGGGAAACCCGCGAATGGCTGGGCTGGGGCCATGCCTGGGCGCATGAAACCGCGGTGGTCAGACGGAAGAGTGAGGCATCCCGGTTTCAGGATTTTGTGGCCTGTGGAGACATGACGATTGTCCGTCGGGTCGGGGATGACACGGCGGAAGTGGCGGAGTATGTGCGTCGTATTCATGAGGCTGAGTTACTGGAGCATATCGGTATTGACCCGTCAGGTGTGGGGCAGATTCTGGATTCACTGGCGGAAGCCGGGATCCCCGACGGAATTGTTGTGGGGATAAGCCAGGGCTGGAAGCTGGGCGGGGCCATAAAAACCACCGAGCGCAAACTGGCTGAGGGAGTGCTGGTGCATGGTGGTCAGCCACTGATGGCCTGGTGCGTTGGCAATGCCCGGGTGGAGCCGAAAGGTAACGCCATCCTTATTACCAAACAGGCCAGCGGACGGGGGAAAATTGACCCGCTGATGGCGCTCTTCAATGCGGTATCCCTGATGTCCCTGAATCCGGAGCCGAAAAAGAAAGAATATGCGGTTTTTTTCATATAACCCTGTTCACCCTGTAACCATCATGGACCGCTGCGGCGGTTTTTTTATTTTCAGGAGGCTGATGTGACTCTTAAACGGGCCTGCTCCCTGCTGACGGTGAAATCCTTCAGTGAGGATGAGAGGGTGATCACCGGGATTGCGTCAACGCCTTCTCCGGATCGGGATGGTGACATCCTGGAGCCGGAGGGCGCGGAGTTTGGCAGTGCGATCCCGTTTCTCTGGCAGCATGACCATTCCCGCCCGGTGGGGCAGTGTACGGTGCGCCGGGTCAGCGAAGGGCTGGAAATCACGGCAACACTGGCGAAGCCCGTGCCGGATATGCCATCGCAACTGGCTGCCAGGCTGGATGAGGCCTGGGCGGCCATTAAGACCGGGCTGGTCAGGGGGCTGTCCGTGGGCTTCCGTCCTCATGAATACACCTTTCTGGACGGAGGCGGACTGCATTTTCTGCGCTGGGAGCTGATGGAGGTGTCTGCCGTCACCGTGCCCGCGAATGCGGAATGCACCATCCGGACCATTAAATCTTACGACCGCCAGTTTTCTGCCGCGTCCGGCAACCGGAAACCGGTGGTGAAAATCGCATCTTCTGCCGGCGCTGCGGCACAGTCAACAACCGTTTTTCATAAGGAAAAGACCATAATGAATATTGGCGAACAGATTAAAAGTTTTGAAAACAAGCGTGCAGCACTGGCAGCCTCCCTTGAGGAGGTCATGACCAAAGCCGCAGAGGAAGGGCGCACGCTGGATGTGGAGGAGGAAGAGCATTACGACAACACCGCAGCGGAAATACGTCAGGTGGATGCGCACCTGAAGCGCCTGCGTGAACTGGAAGCCGGTAAGGCCGCCACGGCGCAGCCGGTGAAACAGGCCGGTAACGGGAATGTGGCCGCGGTGGCTTCTGCGCCTGTGATCCGTGTGGAGCAGAAACTGGATAAGGGGATTGGTTTCGCACGTTTTGCCAAATCGCTGGCTGCGGCTAAAGGTGTCCGCTCTGAAGCCCTGGAAGTGGCCCGTCGTCAGTATCCGGATGACAGTCGTCTGCATCATGTCCTGAAATCGGCAGTGGGCGCGGGGACCACCACGGATCCGCAGTGGGCAGGCAGCCTGTCTGAATATCAGGAATACGCACAGGACTTTATTGATTACCTGCGTCCTCAGACCATTATCGGGCGATTTGGTCAGGGCGGGATCCCTGCACTTCGTCAGGTGCCGTTCAATATCCGTGTGCACGCCCAGGTGTCGGGCGGTGCTGCCGGCTGGGTGGGTGAGGGTAAGGCAAAACCCCTGACGAAGTTTGATTTTGAATCCATCACCTTCAGTCATGCTAAGGTGTCGGCCATTGCGGTACTGACGGAAGAATTGATCCGTTTTTCCAGTCCGGCTGCTGATGCACTGGTCCGTAATGCGCTGGCGGAAGCGGTGGTGGCGCGTCTGGATACAGACTTTGTGGACCCGAAAAAAGCGGCGGTGGCAGATGTCTCCCCGGCGTCCATCACCCATGATGTGAAGGGCACGGCCTCAAGCGGTAACCCGGATGCGGATGCAGAGGCGGCGTTTGGACAGTTTGTTGCAGCAAACCTGCAGCCCACCGGTGCGGTCTGGCTGATGTCCAGCACCAATGCTCTGGCGCTGTCCATGCGTAAAAATGCGCTGGGTCAGAAAGAATACCCGGACATGACCCTGCTGGGTGGCTCCTTCCAGGGGCTGCCGGTGATTGTCTCCCAGTATGTGGGTGACCAGCTGGTGCTGGTGAATGCCCCGGATATTTATCTGGCGGATGACGGCGGCGTGGCAGTGGATATGTCCCGCGAGGCATCACTGGAAATGCAGTCTGAGCCGACCGGCGACAGTACCACGCCGTCGCCGGTGGAGCTGGTTTCCATGTTCCAGACAGGCAGCGTGGCCATCCGTGCGGAGCGCTGGATCAACTGGCGTCGTCGCCGTACCGCGGCGGTGGCGGTGATCACCGGAGTGAACTATGGCAGTGCGTCCGGCGGCTGAGTCTGATAAGGAGGACGGGAGGCGTGTGCCTCCCGTAACAGGTTATGGCAAAGATCCGATATCTGCAGGGCACGCATGATGCCCGGGCCGGGGATATCCGTGATGTGGCACAGCCGTGTGCGGAGGTGCTGGTTCGCCTGGGAAAGGCGGAGTACATCACGGTGCGACGTCCGGCAGGTCAGAAAAAGAAACGTGATGCGGAGCATGGCGAATGTGGAACCTTTTACGGCGAACCCGAAAAAACCAGAAATCAGGACGTGACGTAAGAGAGGCGGGCTGGACCAGCCTGTTTCAGGCGGTGGCTGAGCCCTTTTCCGGCGCCTGGCAGCAGGGCGTGAAAGCCGATCCTGAAGCCGTCCTCTCCTTTCATGCGGTGTTTGCATGTATTTCGCTGATATCCCAGGATATCGCCAAAATGCGGCTGCGTCTTATGCAGACGGATGCGCATGGGATACGCAGGGAAACGCGCCGGGGGGATATTGCCCGCCTCTGTCGTCGCCCCAATGCGCAGCAGAACCGCATTCAGTTTTTTGAACTGTGGCTGAACGCCAAACTGCGTCACGGCAATACGGTGGTGCTGAAAATCCGTAATGCCCGGGGGCAGATCAAAGAACTGCGTATTCTGGACTGGAACCGGGTTGAACCTCTGGTGGCGGATGACGGCGAGGTGTTCTACCGCATCACGCCGGACCGGAACTGTGGGATCACTGAGGCGGTGACGGTGCCTGCCCGGGAAGTGATCCACGACCGGTTTAACTGTTTTTTTCATCCGCTTATAGGGTTGCCGCCGGTGTATGCCGCCGGGCTGGCGGCCACGCAGGGGCATCATATTCAGGAAAATTCGACGTCTTTTTTCAGAAATGGCGGCAGGCCGTCCGGGGTGATTGAGATCCCCGGCAGTATTACGGAAGAAAATGCGAAAAAACTGAAGAGCAACTGGGACAGCGGGTATACAGGCGAAAATGCGGGGAAAACGGCCATTCTGAGCAACGGGGCAAAATACAACCCCACGACGTTTTCACCGGTGGATGCGCAGACGGTGGAACAACTGAAGATGACCGCTGAAATTGTCTGTTCGGTGTTCCGTGTTCCGGCCTACAAGATTGGCGTGGGACAACCGCCTTCCAGTGACAATGTGGAGGCGCTGGAGCAGCAGTATTATTCCCAGTGCCTGCAGACGCTGATTGAGTCCATTGAACTGTTACTGGATGAGGCGCTGGAAACGGGGGAAAACGAGAGTACGGAATTTGATGTCACCACGCTGCTGAGAATGGACAGTGAGCGGCGCATGAAAACGCTGGGGGATGCGGTGAAAAATACGCTTCTCACGCCCAATGAGGCCCGTAAACGGGAGAACCTGCCGCCCCTGGCCGGCGGTGATGCACTGTATCTTCAGCAGCAGAACTACAGTCTGGAAGCGTTGTCCCGCCGTGATGCCCGTGAAGATCCGTTCGCGTCGTCCGGTAAAACAGCTTCCGTGCCTCAGGCGGTCGCTGCCTCTGACGGTAATAAGGCAATCACTGAAACAGAGCATGATGCGGTGAAGGCGATGTTCAGGGGGATTCTGAAAAAATGAATGAACGTGAACTGTCCATTATCCGTGCGCTGGGTGAAGAATTTTCCGCAGTGCTGGCGGATTTACAGCGCACATTTGAGGGGAAAATAGCCGCGCAGGCACAAACGTTTGAAGAAAAACTGGCTTCCCTGTCTGTGGTATTACAGAAGTGCGTGACGGGCGATGATGTGCGTCCGATGCTTGAGCAGATGGTGAAGGAGGCGGTAAGCCATATTCCTGTTCCGCGCGACGGTCGTGACTATGATCCCGATGTTCTGCAGAAGGCGGTGAATGATGCTGTCGGGAAAATACCGGTACCGGCGAACGGTAAAAGTATTACTCCCGATGATGTGCGTCCGATGATTGAGCAGATGGTGAAGGAGGCGGTAAGCCATATTCCTGTTCCGCGCGACGGTCGTGACTATGATCCCGATGTTCTGCAGAAGGCGGTTCTGGATGCGGTGAGTGCCCTGCCGGCTCCGCAGGACGGGCGTGATGCCACGGCACTGGAAATACTCCCCGCCATTGACGATCAAAAATCCTTTCCCCGGGGCACGTATGCCACACACCAGGGCGGACTCTGGCGGGCGTATGAAAAAACGCACGGGATGCGGGGATGGGAATGCCTGGTTGACGGGGTGGCGGATATTGACGTCAGTATGACGGGTGAACGGTTGTTCTCTGTGGTGGTCCGGCAGAGCAGCGGTCAGCGTACGGAAAAAACATTTTCCCTGCCGGTGATGCTCTACCGCGGTGTGTTCAGAGCCGGTGAAACCTACCACCCCGGCGATACGGTGACATGGGGGGGCTCGCTGTGGCACTGCAACAGTATGACCGGTGATAAACCCGGAGAAGCTCATTCATCAGCCTGGACCCTGGCTGCAAAACGTGGGCGGGATGCAGGAGGCGGAAAATGACGGCATTACTGACACTGGAAGAGATCAAGGCACATCTGCGTGTCGACCATGACGCGGATGATGACATGCTGATGGACAAGGTTCGTCAGGCTACCGCCGTGCTGCTGGCCTACATTCAGGGCAGCCGGGATAAAGTGATTCGTGAGGACGGTGAACTGATCCCGGGCGAGGCATTAACCCGGATGAAGGGGGCTGCCATGCGGCTGACCGGGATGCTGTACCGGAATCCGGATCTTGCGGAGCGGGAAGAACTGCTTCAGGGGGAGCTGCCGTTTTCTGTTTCCGTGCTGATTTACGATTTGCGTTGTCCGACGGTGTTATGAGGAGGGGGAATGGCAATATATGCAGGTCGTCTGACACAGATGATAAGTGTTCTGAACCCGGTGTTAACCCGTAATGCTGCCGGAGAAATGACGGAAGAATGGGTGTCATGTGGGAAAATTCATGCGGATATCCGTGGCAGGAGCAGCCGGGAGCGGATGCAGTCCGGTGCGGAAATGGCGCAGGCGGAAATCCGCATCTGGGTGCGCGGTCAGTCCGGTCGGGAAATCACGGCAGCGTCACGACTTCATGTGCTGAGTGGTCCATGGCGTGACCGGATCCTGAACGTTGTCGGGCTGCCCGTGCCGGATGCGACCGGCGGGCGTCTGGAAATTCTCTGTCGGCTGGGAGGGGAAAAATGATCGAAACCCTGCTGGATTTTTCGGGGCTGGAGGACATCCGCCGCGATTTGCAGCTTCTGAGTGGTGCGGAAAATAACCGGGTGCTGCGTGAGGCAACCCGTGCGGGTGCGAATGTGCTGAAAGAAGAAGTGGTGTCACGGGCACCTGTGCGCAGGGGAAAACTGCGCCGCAATGTGGTGGTCCTTTCCCGGCGCTCCCGCGATGGCGGGATGGAATCCGGTGTCCATATCCGTGGTGTTAATCCGGACACCGGTAACAGCGATAACACCATGAAGGCGGATAACCCGCGGAATGCTTTCTACTGGCGGTTTGTGGAAATGGGGACCGTGAATATGCCACCGCACCCGTTTGTGCGCCCGGCGTTTGATGTGCGCAGTGAACAGGCAGCGCAGGTGGCGATTGCGCGGATGAACCGGGCCATTGATGAGGTACTGAGACGATGACGGAGGCGGATTTGTATCCTCATCTGGCGCATCTTGCCGGCGGGCAGGTGTACCCGTATGTGGTCCCCCTGCTGGATGGCAGGCCGTCGGTGGCGCTTCCGTGGGTGGTTTTCAGCCTGATTTCATCGGTGTCTGCGGACGTGATGGGCGGGCAGGCGGAGTCCTCAGTGTCGGTGCAGATAGATGTTTATGCCGGGACTGTGACGCAGGCGCGTCAGATACGTCAGGACGCCCGTGAAGCCATAATGCTGCTGGCCCCGGGAGCCGTCAGTGAAATGCAGGACTATATTCCGGAAAACCGCTGTTACCGTGCAACCCTGGAGTTTCAGGTGACGGTGTGACTTTTTCTTTTTTCCCACAAAACCCATACCCCGCCGCGTGCGGGTTTTTTATTATCAGGAGGCAGAATGTCTGCTTTGTATGAACGCTCACAGCTGACGCAGGTGATGATTTCATCTGCCCCGGCGACTGCTGAAACTATGGATAAGGCGGAATATCTGCGCCTGGACTGCACCATCAAGGAAGTCCAGTTCACCGCCGGTCAGAAACAGGATATTGATGTGACCACGCTCTGCTCCACAGAGCAGGAGAACATCAACGGTCTGGGGGCGTCGTCCGAGATTTCCATGTCGGGTAATTTTTATCTGAATCAGGCCCAGAACGCCCTGCGTGATGCTTATGACAATGACGCGTTGTATGCGTTTAAGGTGCAGTTTCCGTCCGGTAAGGGCTTTAAATTCCTGGCGGAAGTGCGTCAGCACACCTGGTCATCCGGTACCAACGGCGTGGTGGCTGCAACGTTCTCACTGCGTCTGAAAGGCAAACCGATGTCCTTTGTGGTACCGCTGGCGTTTGTGAAAAATCTGGATAAGACACTTACCGTGAATACCGGTGCGCTGCTGACAATGTCAGTCAGTGCCAACGGGGGAATGCCGCCGTATAAATACGCCTGGAAGAAGGATGGTCAGCCGGTTGACGGGCAGACGACAGACACCTTCAGTAAGCCCGGTGCGCAGTCTGCTGATGCGGGGAAATATACCTGCGTGGTGACCGATTCGGCAGAGAAAGCACAGAGTGTGACGTCTGTTGAATGCACCGTGACAGTGAGCGCAGCCGCCGGATAAGGGGATGGGGCATCATGAAAAAGGATCTGAAAACGCTGGCGCTGGCCAGACTGTCAGGGTTTCGTCATAAAACGGTGAAGGTGCCGGAATGGGGTAATGTCAGCGTGGTGCTGCGGGAGCCTTCGGCAGAGGCCTGGTATCTGTGGCAGGACGTGCTCAATGGTGATGGAGAGGATGACGATACCCTGTCGGTGGTGGCGAAAACCCGCCGTAACCTGGAAGCGGATGTGACGCTGTTCTGCGATGTCCTGTGTGATACGGACCTGCAGCGGGTGTTCACTCCGGACGACCGTGAGCAGGTGCTGGCCGTCTATGGTCCGGTACATGCCCGGTTGCTGCGTCAGGCACTGGAACTGATCGCTGATGCAGAGTCGGCCAGAAAAAAGTAGCCCGCCCGGAAATTCGCTTTCTGATGCGACTTGCGCTCCGTCTGGGGCGCACCTTATCCGAACTGCGCCACAGCCTGAGTGCGAGCGAGGCGATGATGTGGATGGAGTTCGACAGGATATCCCCGCTGGGTGATGAGCGCGGGGATATCCGTAATGCACAGATCGTGAAAGCGGTTTTCGGGGCACAGGGTATGAATGTTGCACTGAAGGACGCCATGCTCTGCTGGGGCGAGGATGAGGATAAGCCGGAGGTGGATCCGTTTGCGGCGCTGGAAGACGCGCTGAGCTTTGCAGCACAGTCATGAATGATGAGAACCGCTGAGGCGGTTTTTTTACGCCCGGAGAAAGGTGAATGGCGACGTTACGTGAACTGATTATCAAAATTTCGGCAAATTCACAGTCATTCCAGTCGGAGATCCAGCGGGCGTCCCGTATGGGCAGTGAATATTACCGTACCCTGCAGAATGGCGGACGTCAGGCTGCTGCGGCAGCCAGGGAGCAGCGCCGGGCTCTGGCTGAGCTGAACAGCCAGTTGACGGAAATCCGCGTTTCGGCTGTCGGAATGACCGGTGCGTTTGCCGGTGCCTTTGCCACCGGACACCTGATTTCGCTGGCGGATGAATGGAGCTCCGTGAATGCCCGTCTGAAACAGGCGTCGCAGTCATCGGATGAATTTGCGTCATCACAGAAAGTGCTGATGGATATCAGCCAGCGGACAGGCACCGCATTTTCGGATAATGCGGCCCTGTTTGCCCGCTCTGCCGCCTCAATGCGTGAATATGGTTACAGTGCTGATGATGTGCTGAAGGTGACGGAGGCCATTTCGACAGGGCTGAAAATTTCCGGTGCCAGTGCGGCAGATGCGGGTTCGGTGATCACCCAGTTCAGCCAGGCGCTGGCACAGGGGGTGTTGCGCGGCGAGGAATTTAATTCGGTCAATGAAAGTGGGGAGCGGATCATTCGCGCACTGGCTGCAGGCATGGGCGTGGCCCGTAAGGATCTGAAGGCGATGGCGGACGATGGTCAACTGACGGCGGATAAAGTCGTTCCCGCGTTAATCAGCCAGCTGGGGATATTGCGTGATGAATATGCAGCCATGCCGGAAACGGTTTCCGGTAGTATCACGAAGGTGGAAAACGCCTTTATGGCCTGGGTGGGCGGCGCGAATGAGGCCAGCGGAGCGACGAAAACGCTCTCCGGCGCGCTGAACGGTGTGGCCGGAAATATTGATACCGTGGCAACAGCTGCGGGTGTGCTGGTTGCTGTCGGGGTGGCCCGGTACTTTGGTAATCTGGCTTCCGGAGCGATGTCTGCCACGGCAGGACTTGTGACCGCTGCACGTAATGAAGTGGCACTGGCTGAGGCCCAGTTAAGGGGAACGCAGATTGCCACTGCGCGGGCAAGGGCAGCCGTGTACCGGGCTCAGCAGGCTGTGGCGGCAGCCCGCGGGACTGAGATGCAGATTGCCGCAGAGGCCCGTCTGGCGGTCACACAGGAACGCCTGAACAGAAATATTGCTGCCAGAACCGCCGCCCAGAATGTGCTGAACAGTACAACGGCGGTGGGCTCACGTCTGATGAGCGGTGCGCTGGGACTGATTGGAGGCGTACCCGGACTGGTGATGCTGGGAGCTGCCGCATGGTACACGCTGTACCAGAATCAGGAACAGGCCAGGGAGTCTGCGCACCAGTATGCACTGACGATTGATGAAATCGCGCATAAAACGCCATCAATGTCTCTGCCTGAAGCTTCAGATAATGAAGGGCGAACACGGGAGGCGCTGACAGAGCAGAACCGGCTGATTGATGAGCAGGCCAGCCGGGTGAAATCCCTGCAGGAAAAAATCGCCGGGTATCAGTATGTGCTGGCTAATCCGGGCTGGACGACCGGTAACGGCTTCATGATAAACCATCTGACATCGGTGAAAACTGTAACGGAAGAGCTTGCTCAGGCAACAGAGCAGTTTGCTGTTGAGCAGTCCCGTCTGGCACAGATGCAGGAAAAAGCGCAGTCCATTCAGGATGTGCTTGCCGGACTGGAAGAGCGCCGTGTTGTGTTAATTCGTCAGCAGGCGGCAGAGCAGAATAAAGCGTATCAGTCACTGCTGATCATGAACGGTCAGCATACGGAATTCAACCGCCTGCTGGGGCTGGGTAATGAACTGCTGCAACAGCGTCAGGGACTGGCGAGTGTACCGCTGCGACTGCCACAGGCCACTCTGGATGATAAACAGCAGGGCGCCCTGAATAACACAGAGCGTCAACTTGCCCTGTCCCGGCTGAAAGGGGAAGAAAAAGAGCGTGCCCGGCTGGGGTATGCGGCGGATGACCTTGGTCTGGTGGGGGATACGTATCAGGAGGCGAGGCAGCGTTACATCCGTAATTCGATGGAAGCCTGGCGCAATAATGAGGCGAATAAACCCAAATCCCGGGCCGGAAAATCAGGGGCGGAAAAAGCGGAAGACAGTTTTTCCCGTCTGCTGAAGCAGCAGAAGGAACAACTGGCACTGGCCGGGAAGAATACAGAACTGGCAAAACTGAAATACCAGACCTCGCAGGGCGAGCTGAAAACCCTGACGGAGATACAGAAGCAGGAGCTGCTGCGCAATGCTGCCCTGATTGACCAGAAGAAAATCCGGGAGCAGTTACGGGCCCGGGAGGAGGCTCTGAAAAATGATAATGCAGACGAAAGGGCATCAAATGACGCTGAGCTGCTGGGGTACGGGCAGGGTGAGCGGGTCCGTGAACGGATGCGGGAGCTGCAGCAGATTCGTGACGGCTACCGCCAGAAGGATGCGGACCTGCAGTCTCAGTATCAGACAGGGGATATCAGTGAGGATTTTTACAGACAGGCGCTGGCGCAGAATGCGCAGTATCTGAGTGAACGACTGAAAGACCAGGAGGCTTTTTATGCCGAATCGGATGCGCAGCGTGCTGACTGGCAGAAAGGGCTGCAGGAAGGGCTAAGTAACTGGGTGGACAGCGCATCAGATTACGCTTCACAGGCAGCACAGCTTGCGACAGACGGTATCTCAGGGATGGTGAATAACATCACGGAGATGCTGAACGGAAATAAAGTGGAATGGCGCAGCTGGGCTGCATCAATCCTGCAGGAAATATCAAAAGTTCTTATGAATGCGGCCATTGTCAACGGCATTAAGATGGCGGCAAACAGTATGTCCGGTGCAGGAGGATTTTTCGGCAGTATAGGCAACTGGCTGGGTGGCGCGGTGGCAAATGCAAAAGGCGGCGTTTATACCTCGGCAAACCTGAGTGCATACAGTAACAGTATTGTGGACACGCCCACGTACTTTGCCTTTGCAAAAGGGGCAGGGCTGATGGGGGAGGCCGGACCTGAAGCCATCATGCCCCTGACCCGGGCAGCGGATGGTTCACTCGGCGTGCGTGCGGTGGGCCGCATGAACGGCAGTGCGGGTCTGGTGTATTCCCCGGTGTACCACATCGCCATTCAGAATGACGGCGCTAACGGGCAGATAGGGCCGGAAGCGGCGGGCACCCTTGTGCAACTGATAGACCAGAGGGTACAGGCGGTGATGTTATCCATGCGTCGTGACGGAGGAATGCTGAGTGGATGAGATTAAGACCCTTCACTGGTGTCCCCGGGAAGGGATGCAGGTGACGGAGAAACCGTCGGTGGTGACAGTGAAGTTTGGCGACGGTTATCAGCAGCGTCGTCCGGCAGGACTGAATGCGCAACTGAAGACCTTTCAGGTGGTTTTTCGGGTGACAACGGATGCTGAGCGGGAGGCACTGTCCGCGTTTCTGTCATGGCATGGCGGTTACCGGGCTTTTTTGTGGAAGCCCCCGAAACATAACCGGACGGTCAGGGTGGTGTGCCGGGAGTGGAGTATTACGGATAACGCCCGGTACAGTGATTTCAGTTGCACGATAGAGCAGGTAGTTAGATGAGAATTATCCTATAAATCATTCTTTAGTGTTTAGTTGTTAATTATTTTTAATCTGTCTTGTCAGAAAGTGCGAAATCGATCTTGCATTTACATTTTGTTACGTAATATAAATTGAACTAAGAATTTGTATTAAAATATTTTAATTTTTGTTCATGACATCTGAATGCATGAATAGTTCAGTTTAAATAAGGATTAAATCATGAAAAAAATGACAGTGGCACTTTCTGCTGTAGCAGTTGCAGTGATGTTTGCTGCGGGGGCGCAGGCAGCAGAAGTTTATAATAAAGATGGTAATAAACTGGATCTTTACGGGCGTGCAACCGCTCTGCATTACTTCTCGGATGATAAAGGTAATGACGGAGATCAGACTTATGCTCGTCTCGGCTTTAAAGGCGAAACGCAGATTAATGATCAACTGACCGGATTTGGTCAGTGGGAATACCAGTTCTCTGGTAACAAAACGGAATCTGAAGGTTCCGCGGGAAATAAAACCCGTCTGGCATTTGCAGGTCTGAGATTTGCTGATGTTGGTAGCATTGATTACGGACGTAACTACGGTATTGCTTACGATGTCGGATCATATACTGACGTACTGCCAGAGTTTGGTGGTGATGGCTGGACTCAGACCGATAACTTTATGACTGCCCGAACTTCCGGAGTTCTGACTTACCGTAATACAGATTTCTTTGGGCTGGTTGATGGTCTGAATTTTGCGGCGCAGTATCAGGGCAAAAATGAGCGCGATGACCTCCAGAAGGCCAATGGTGATGGGTATGGTTTCTCAGCCAGCTATGAGTTTGATGGTTTTGGTTTTGTGGCTGCGTATACCAAGTCAGATCGTACCAATAAGCAGGTTCAGGGACTGAATGGTAGCAAAACTATTGAAATCAAAGATCCTTTAACTGGGGATGTGACTGAAAAAGAAGTGGTCGTTGATTCCGGCAGCGTTGCAAAAGGTAAACATGCTGAATTCTGGGGAACTGGTCTTAAATATGATGCCAATAACCTGTATCTGGCAGCAGTGTATTCAGAAACCCAGAATATGACGACCTTTGGTGATCAAGGTGTTGCGGATAAAGCTCAGAATATCGAAGCCGTTGTTCAGTATCAGTTTGATTTTGGTCTGCGTCCGTCTCTGGCCTACCTTCAGTCCCGAGGACAGGATGTTATGGTTGGTGGTGTGAACCATGGCGATCAGGATCTGGTTAAATATATTGATGTCGGTGCGACTTATTACTTTAACAAGAATATGTCCACCCATGTTGATTATAAAATTAACCTGATTGAGGAAAGTGAATTTACCCGGAAAGCCGGTGTTGCGACAGATAATATCGTTGCTGTGGGTATGACTTATCAGTTCTGATTATTGCTGATAAGTATAATAAATACGGGCCGTCAGCCCTTACTGGCGGCCTGTATCAATGAAAACACAGTTTTCATTGGTCACTGCGATCAGCAATTGCCATCTGGCATGTGTTGATTTAACTTTCTGTTATTACCTTTATTGGTTTTATTTTAAATTGGACTTTTATTGTTCGGGGCGCGGTTGCGCCCCTTTTTTATGGGCGGATATATGCAGGATATTCACGAAGAAAGCCTGAACGAGTCGGTTAAGTCAGAGCAGTCACCGCGGGTGGTGCTCTGGGAAATCGACCTGACGGTGCAGGGCGGTGAGCGGTATTTTTTCTGCAA